TTGGATGTCATCTAATGGCTTTGAAAAACAAGCACAAAGATGCAAGGTTATGCATGATAAATTAATTGGTGGTGGCAACATCATGAGAAGAGGTGTATATGTACCAAAAGATTACATCGGAGCTTTTGTAGGTAGTGCACCAACTAAACTAACACATCCTGATATAGATAGACATCTCACAATAAGAGAATGTTTAAATATAATGGGATTGCCTAATGACTTTATGTTACAAGGTGGACTTAAAAATTTAAATCATATTTGTCAAAATGTACCAGTTACAACTGCAACTGACATGGCTGAAAATGTTTTAAGGTTTTGTGATGGCAGGTTAGATAACCAACTATGGGATATGGATTTCATGGTTCAAGACAATAAAAATCAATCAATAATTAGTGAAAATAAACCTTTACAATTAGACGAATTTATGGTATAATAATATTATTATTTGTAGGAGAAATATATGTCAATAATGGATAAACTCAAAAAGAATAGTAAAGTAGATTACACATCTGTACTTGCTGATTCTAAATTTTTTAATGATAAAGACATGGTACCAACGGATGTACCTATGATTAACGTAGCTTTGTCTGGCTCAATGGACGGTGGCATATCACCAGGCTTAACAGTTTTAGCTGGTCCATCAAAACATTTTAAAACATCATTTGCATTGATAATGGCAAGTGCATATTTAAAAAAATATAAAGATAGTGTATTACTATTTTATGATTCAGAGTTTGGTTCACCTCAATCATACTTTGAAAACTTTGGTATTGATACAACACGCGTTTTACATACACCTATTACAAATGTTGAAGAACTTAAATTTGATATGATTGCTCAACTTGAAGGTTTGGATAGAAAAGATAAAGTTATTGTAGTTATAGATTCAATCGGTAACCTCGCTTCTAAAAAAGAATTGGATGATGCTATCAATGAAAAATCAGTTGCGGATATGTCAAGAGCAAAAGCACTTAAAGGTTTATTTAGAATGGTAACACCATATTTAAATATGAAAGATATACCTTTACTAGCCGTTAATCATACTTACCAAGAAATTGGATTGTTTCCAAAAGCTGTGGTTTCTGGTGGTACTGGTATTTACTATAGTGCCGATAATATTTGGATTCTTGGCAGGCAGCAAGATAAAGTTGGTACAGAAATCAAAGGTTACCACTTTGTAATTAATGTAGAAAAATCAAGGTTTGTAAAAGAAAAATCTAAAATACCAATATCAGTAAGTTGGGATGGCGGTGTACAACACTGGTCAGGTTTACTTGATGTAGCGATGACAGGTAACTACGTAGCCAAACCTTCAGCCGGTTGGTACTGTAGAGTTGATAAAGCTACAGGTGAATTAATTGATCCTAAAGTTAGAGAAAAAGATACTCTTAATGAAGAGTTTTGGAAACCTATAATAGAAGAAACTGATTTCAAACAATTTGTTACTAATAAGTATTCAATACTTAATAATGTAATAGATCTTGAAAAAATGGATCAACACTAATGGTGTTGATCGAAGATAAGCACTATCAAATAATTCCAGACAAAGGTGATGATCAAGCTTGGAATGTTAGATTACTATCAGGTCCATACACTGAAACTGTGTTAAAATACGGTGTAGTAAAATTTAATGGAAAAGGAAAAGAAAAATATATGTCTTTTAACTTTGATATTGTTTACTCACCGGACACAGAGCTTAAAAAAGAAAATGTTGAACTTCAAGAATTTGCTGGAAACTTACTGGAACAAGTGATGGCAAGAGGTATTGAAGAAGGTAACGTAATAACAAGAGAGGTTAAAGATGCAGATAACAACTAGTCAAAGATTAATTTTATTAATGGATGAAATATCTATTGCTAAAAGTAAATTAATGCCAGAAGATACTGGTCATATACACACTTCAATAAGCTACTTAGAAAGTAGAGTTGAAGAAGTACAAAAACAAATTGATGAGGATTTAAGAAAAGTCGCCTATGCCTACTAATTTAGAACAAACTATATTACGTAATCTCCTAACTGATGAAAAGTATATGCGTAAAGTATTACCTTTCATCAAGCCGGATTACTTTGAAGGTATATATCGAATACTATTTCGAGAAGCTGGTAAGTTTGTTGCTAAATACAATAAGCTACCTAATGCTGAATCGTTTAAAATAGAACTCGATGTAGCCGATAAACTAAATGATGAACAATATAATTTGGCTATGGATATTGTGCCACAATTATTTTCAAATGAAAGAGTGGATGATAAGTGGTTATTAGACACAACTGAAAAATGGTGTCAAGATCGTGCCATATATCTTGCAATAATGGAATCAATATCGATTATTGACGGAAAGCATGAACAACTAACTAAAGGTGCTTTACCTGATCTATTAACTAAAGCATTAGGTGTTGGCTTTGATTTAAAAGTCGGCCATGATTATGTAGAAAATGCGGAGGATCGTTATGAATTTTATCATACAGAAGAAGACAGGCTTCCATTCGATTTGGAGTACTTTAATACAATCACAAAAGGTGGTGTCCCACGTAAAACTCTTAACATTGCTCTCGCTGGCACCGGTGTCGGTAAGTCTTTATTTATGTGTCATGTGGCTTCCTCATCTTTAGTGCAAGGACAAAATGTTTTATACATTACAATGGAAATGGCTGAAGAAAGAATAGCGGAAAGAATAGATGCTAATCTACTTGATGTACCTATCGATCAACTCGATAAAATATCAAAAGACAGGTTTTCATTAATGGTAAATAACATTGCAAAGAAAACTACAGGTAAACTTATAATAAAAGAATACCCAACTGGCTCTGCACACTCTGGTCATTTTCGTGCATTACTTAATGAATTAAAATTGAAAAGACAATTTGAACCAGATATTATTTTTATTGATTATTTAAATATATGTGCAAGTTCTAGAATGAAAGGAATGGGCGGTGCAATCAATTCATACTCTTACATTAAAGCAATTGCTGAAGAATTACGTGGCCTTGCGGTCGAGTTTGAAGTACCGATCTTTTCTGCAACGCAAACGACTCGTTCTGGTTATTCTAACTCGGATGTTGGGCTTGAAGATACAAGTGAGTCTTTTGGATTACCCGCAACAGCGGACTTAATGTTTGCTTTAATATCTACCGAAGAACTTGAACAACAAGGTCAGTTCATGGTAAAGCAATTGAAAAACAGGTATAATGATCCTACACTACATAAAAGATTTGTCGTTGGTGTTGATCGATCAAAGATGAGGTTATTTGATATAGAAGAAAATCAACAAACACTTATTGATGATACACCCGTATTTGATAAAACAGAAACTGGTAAACGATTTAAGGATTTCAAGTTATGATAACAAAACTAATATCTTACAGTAAACCATCTGAGTTTCAAACTTATGCTGATGATGTAATGCCACCACTAGGCTGTGAAGACCTCATAGCATATTGCGCTAGAGTTTCAAATCCTTCCGGTCAAAACAGCACTGCAACAAACGAAAGACTTTTAAATTATCTAATAAAAAATAAGCATTGGTCACCATTTGAAATGGCCAGTGCTTGTATTGAAATCAATACTACCAGAGATATAGCAAGACAGATATTAAGACATCGTAGTTTTAGTTTTCAAGAATTCAGTCAAAGATATGCAGATCCACTCGAAGAGTTAGATATAAAGGTTACTCTTGAATGTAGATTACAAGATAGTAAAAATAGACAAAATAGTATTGAAATAGAAGACAGCGATGAAAAAGCATCACTTTCACTTGAATGGATGAAAGCACAAAGTGAAGTTATTATTGCTGCAAAGAAAGCTTATAAGTTTGCAATCGATAATGGTATCGCAAAAGAACTTGCACGTAAAGTTTTACCTGAAGGATTAACTTCATCAAGAATATATATGAATGGAACAATAAGAAGTTGGATTCACTTCATAGAATTAAGAAGTGCAAATGGTACTCAGAAAGAGTGTATGGAAGTTGCTGTAGCATGTGCTGAAGCAATATCAAAAATATTCCCAATGATGAAAGGATTTACAAGTGAAAAATAAAATTGATTATAAAGTAGACCCTCTATCTATTAAGATAGATCAAACCAAACAAGATACTAGAAGAGATGCTTGGGATAGAGACTATATGGGGTTTTATTACTTAAGAGAAGAACCAAAAAGTAAAAAAAAGATATCTAATGCAACACCTGTCTTTATCTTTGCGTTTTTCTATGTTTGTATATTAGCTATGATTGGTAGTATCAAATGAAAAATGAATTTAAAATAGTTGTAAAAGCTCCTAACAGAAAGACATGGATAGTTGAGTACAGTACAAATAAGGAAGAACTACAAGCAAAAGCAGCAGTTATGATGAAAGAAAATCCAGATTGGAATGTATTAGTTGTCAAACAACAATACAATGTATCTTAATGTTTTACGATAATGTAGAAAGACTTGAAGTTTTCGAAAAGAAGATGTGTGATAACTTAAGTAGTGCAGATTGTCTTAATGATTCTAGTGATGTAAAAGCTTTAAAAGAAGTATGGATCAACTACAGAACGGATATGGCTGTTGCAGTTGGAATATTGAGAGAATACAAAGAATTAATTACAAAACTAAAAAGTCAAAAAGCAGATAATGACATTAAGAAATTTTATTAAAGAGTATTTGTATTATTACAAAATCTGTAAACCTAAATACGGTTGGTTATGGAGTATTGAATATGCAAGATTTAATGCATTACATTTAAATAGAGATGGCACATATAAACATAAAACACCAGGAGGTTACAAATGAATAGGTATACACAAGATATGACAGGAACTGGTGATCATATTGAAATGAATGATGAACCAGAAAGATATTATGATTGGATGTTATGGAAGTTGAGAAAAGAAAAAGCTACTAAAAAAGAAAATAATAGATTATATTATGCAGTAAAAGGTCAACTAATACCTGATAGTTGGAGTCAGAAAGATATAGACGCCATGGTACGCAAGTATACCAAAAGATTATGGGGTAATAATGAAAGACTTGAATATACAGATGAACCATTTGAAAAAATATGGCAAGAAAAAAAATTCAATTAAATGCATTTTTTCCTTTACATTTGTTTAAAACTAGTGTATAATAGATCTATAAAATAAACAAAAGCGGAGACTATATTATGGGTATACATATCGGTAAACACAAAAGATCAACATCATGGATTGGAAGATTTGATCCAAAAAATCCTGATGACATGCTAGAATTTGAAATGGTTAAATCTATTGTAAGAGCATGTAATTCAGATAAAACTAAATTTAGAGTAGAGAAGAAAGGTAGAAAACCAACTAATGGTTTCACTTACTTCGGTGACTGTAAAGGTGGCATTAAAAATGCTACATTGTGGGATGTCTATGTTTATAAAAGAACATATGATTATTATAATAACAAAAGGATTGGTTAATGATTATTGTTGACTACAGTGGTATTGCTTTAGCAAGTATCATAATTAATAAAACATTTGATGAACAAATGATTCGTCATATGATACTGAATTCTCTAAGAATGTATAATAAAAGATACAAAGAAGAATTCGGTGAAATGGTACTTGCCGTTGATGCATCA